GGGTCACGATGGTCAGCAAGAACAAGAACGGGGGTTACAGTGTAGCTTCGGTATCCTGTCGGCGTATGAAGACAGTCGGTGCAGTCACTACGGCCACAACGGACGGGGAGTTAAAGTACAGTCGTGACGGTGCGGCCGAGGTTCCCATCGGTGATGGTGTCGGGGTGGCTTCCGGTAATTTTACCAGTAGCTTGAAGTTCGTGTTCTACGTGAACGGTCAGGCGGTTGATGTCGAAACTGTCCCGATGGTTGTGGACGGCAGTGACGGTGCTGACGGTGAGAGCATCACAGCCGCAGGTCATTGGGAATCCGCCAATACCCCGTATGCCAAGAACAGTACAGTATCGTTTGCCGGAGGATCTTACTTAAGCAAGGTTCAAACATCCAATCCGCCACTTCCGCTTCTTCGCGTGAGAGGTGGACGTTATCTAAGGAAGAAGGATGGCGGTTACATACTTTCCGGGAAGAGATCGGACAAGGCTGTCAACTCCGACTGGCAGGAAATGACTTCCGGTGTCGAACCGTCCGCTTCGTACTGGCTTGACAGCCCGGTAAGCACGATAAACTTCACGTCAACAGGCACACCGTCACCGTCAGCGTTTGTCGTTACCATGAAACAGAATGTAGGCGGCAATGTGAGCGATACGAACAGGTTCTATCTTGTCGCACGGAAATATAACGGAAGCTGGCTGGCTCATGTAGGTGCTACCCTAAGCAATCAGATATCCGTTCCAGCGACAGCCGGATACACCCAGTTTGCCGTCCGGGCTTATCAATCCGCATCGGACGCGAACGCATGGAATAATAATTTTGTCGCTGAAAAAGGGGTGGGTGTAGCTAATGATGGTGCCATAGGAGCAACAGGAGCAACAGGGGCGTTTCCCCGTGACAGAGGTGTATTCGCATCAGGACAGACTTATGTCTGGAATGCGGATTACCGGGATAAGGTCATATATCTGATAGGGGGAGTTTATTATAATTTCCTTGTAAAGAATTACGGTGCTTCCGTTACCGTTGCACCCACATCAGCCAACGGGGATTCGAACTGGGAAGCCATGCAGAAGTTTGTGAATATCGCTACTGACACCCTGTTTGCCGATGGTGCGAATGTAGCCGGCTTCATGTTCAAAAACAATGTGCTTAAATCCCACAACGATGAAGGTGAAACTCTTCTTATCAATGGCGTAACCGGGTATTTCAAATGTAAGAATGCAGAGATTACAGGAACAATCACAGCGGATAAAGGACGTATCGGTCCGTTCTCCATCGCTTCGGGAGTATTGTCCTCAAAGATCCTTTATGAAAATGAAACAAATAAATACGTCGGTTTCAACCTGTCTGCCGGGCAAATTGAATTTTATAATGAAAGGACATTTGCAAACGTAAGAATCGGGGGAAACACGCAGTTTGTCACTATTGAAGGGATTAAGTATGATGCCGGAATTGATATACAGAGTCCGAATGCCATGATCGGGATGCACATCAAGACCCCGAGCATTCCCCTGTTCGTGGAAGGCGGTAACATTTTCCTTCATCCGAACAATGACAGCTATGTTTCTCTTCGTGGCATAGTTGGCAACTGGAGGAATATCTCTGTCAGCACTTCCCTGAATAACAATGATGACAATGTGATGTTTATTAATACGGGTAATATAGAAGTGACACTTCCTCCGGATGTTCCGGGACATACTATATACTTCAAACGTATGAGCGGCGGAGTAAGATTGACAGGAGGACGGATCCTGCCTGCTCCCGGAGGACGGGAGGTGTCTTATATTGATTTGGATTTTGCATCCGGCTTCATTAAGTGTATGGGTAATTATTGGGTTATGTTTTATTGCGGATAATTTAAATATAAAGTATGAGAATAAATTTTGCACAATTCCCTATTTATGATGGGATTAAAAAAGAAAAGCTTATAGCCAGTAACATCACTGAGGCCTTCGGTGACTGGATATATAAGAACGTAGCGGGTTTGAAGGCGCATCTCCTTGCGGAGAAAATCTTCAAGTCGACTGTAGATGGTGTGGAACTTGACGAAGAGGAGGTGGATATCATAAGACGTTCTACCCCTATGTTGTCCGGCTTGCTGGCCGATTCATTGAATGATTATCTGGATAAAAAGAAGGAGGAACAACATGAAGATTGAGAATTTGGAACGTGCCAGCCGGATCAATGACGAACTGGCGAAACTGAAGCTGGCTAAGGAAACATTGAATAACGGAGGCTATGTCCGTATCTACAGCAGCGCCCGGTCAAGTGCCGGATGCGTGGAACTGGATATAGCAAACTTCAATGGCGAGGTGAGCACGTGTATTGATAACCATATCGCTGAACTTGAATCTGAAATAGAAACGCTATGAAAGAATTATGGCAATTAATCAAGATGCTGTTCTCAAGCAAGCCGGGTGATTTTGATACTCCTGAGCTGCTTGCCATGAAGCATTATCCTTTCAAGGGATACCGTTTCATGATGTGGTGCGGACGGATGATATACCGTGCCGAGAACAAGGAGAACATAGATAGGTATATGCAGACCTATGCGGGTAAGGAAAGCCTGACGCACGAAACCATACACCTGCGTCAGGCACAGGTTATCGGCTCATGGGTAAAATACTACTGGCGGTATTTTGTCGAATGGGTTAAGGGAAACCCTATCTGCCATCCTGCGAGTTCAGCGTATTATACCATTCCGTATGAAATGGAGGCGTATGCCAACGAAGGCAATCCGGATTATCCCGTGAACTATAACGGGAACAACCTTTCCCGTTACAAGATAAAAGGTGGTAGGAAGAAGCTGTACAAATCGGTTGGCGGCACTTCTAAAGCGTGGAAAACTTATATAAGAACTTTATAAAAATTGATATTATGAGTGATTTGAATTTAGAAAATATAGTTGGCTTCAAGGCTGTGGATAAAGACGGCAACGAACAAAATGTGACAGTAGATGAAATGGTGGATATGGTTTCCACAAGAATGGTTATGGCTTTGTCTGAAACTTCAACATTTGCCGCCGCTGCGGCAACAGGAAATGACGTGTATGAGAATGAACTTCCGACAGTGACGGATGCCGCAAATGTAAGAGTTTTACAAAGTAGCGGAGATGCGGCAAAAATGACGATGCAGTCGCTTGCATCAAAACTGGGAGAACTGATTGGTACAGCTACGGCTAATAAGAATGGATTAATGAGTAAAATATTTGTAGTAACTGATATAGAAAGAGGAAAAGGTCTGATTATTGACTATAAAGCTGATTCTAATGGTTTATATACTTCTTCTTCGTTGATAGAAATATATGTCTATTCGGGAGCTAATACTGCATTTTATAGAGTGATGTCAATACCTACTGGATCTAAAAACATAGAAATAAAATATATGGGGGCGCATTGGTGCGATTTTAAATATGCAAATAGTAAATTGTATGTGTTACCTAAGTCGGATGATTCTTCCATCTCGTATAAGGTATCATTAGTTAGAAGAACAAGACCGAATTTCTTAACAATAGACTTTTCTGATTTTTCCAATATTACAGGTGAAATAATTACACCTACACCTGATTAATCCACTTCTGGGAGGACTCATCGGAATAAATGATACGTGGATAAGAAGACGGTTTGCAATAAAAGACTGCAACACAGCTATAGCCGGAGTTTATAATGTGGACGATACCACAACCAATAACTTCCCTACAGGAGCATATAAGTTTGGAACGTTACTTGTGGCAAACTCTGGCTTTTTTGGATCTCAGTATTTTGTTCCTGACAATTTTAATGCGGATCCATACATATATATTCGGCCTATTAGTAACAATGGAAATGTTTTCAGGGAATGGGCTAAAATTAAAGTAACAATTATAACATAGATATTCTTCATGGAACGACCTGGGAGGACTGATTGGGAATACCTATAGTTCTTTCACTTTAGCAAAAGGAGAAGAAACACTAATAGCTAATGGTACTGGTGTTTATTACGTTTCAAATTCCTATCTAGATTCCGTGTCAACTTTAGTCGTAATTGATTACGATAATTCATATGTATTAGGAGGAGTAAATTATAGGATTAAATTTAGAGTACAAGAAAGCCATTTGTACGCAACGGCTTTATCAGGAGAAGAATCTGTCAGAGTAAGGAATATTGCGCACAAGTAAACTATTTTTTACTTCTGGGAGAACTTTTGCCACTTTCGACAAATACTAATAAGGGATTAACAAGGAGAACAGCATATTTTGATTTAATTCAAGGCAAATTATACAAGATAGCATATAAAGAGGAACTATATGTATATAAACCTGTAATATGCTTACTATATGTGCTAAGAAATGGAATATCGTCTTGCTATGTAGCTTCATTAAGTGGGTATCGTAATGGAGTTTCCCATTTTAAATTGATATGTGGAAATGATATCCAATTTAAGCTGTATCAAAAGTTGAATAGCGCTAATTATTTTGACATCATGCTGGAATGCCCTGATAATTCAGCTGGCATTATGGAGATAAAAGCCATGGATGATTTAACGGTTATTGAAACGACAGAACCATTAAGGGATTGGCAACAAATTGCAACAGAATAATAGCATAAGTTGAGACCTGGGAGAACTGCTGGAAAATAGATTGGTAAAATATAAGGAAATGAATCTTGGAGCAAATGAGATAATAGATACTGGTGCGAATACAGGATTAATACGTTTTAAAATTAATGCAACATCTGCATCATGTGTGTTTTTTTGCAATTCAGGATCATCTAATATAATGCTAATAACACAGAATGTCGATAATTATTTTACAACCAATAAATCTTCTAATAGTGAGAAAATAGCTATTTATAAAGAGTCTGACAACGGTAACATTTTAATAAAGAATCTAACAGCCATTAACTATGGAACTTTTGTGTTTTATTACATATAAGATCTCAGATAACTACTTCTGGGAGAACTGATTGGGAATGCAACATCAAATAAAAGCGGGTTGATGAGTTCCG